CTAGTAGAGTACAGACTGTACCAAAAGATGGTAGTGGCATCAGAGAGTTGTTAGAGAAATGGTATGTACTAACTGAATGTCCTATGCTATTAAACACAAGTCTTAATATCAGAGGTGAGCCAATGGTAAACGATAGAAACGATGCAGATAGATTTGAAACACTTTACGGAATAAAAGTATTAAGCTAATGATTACAAAAACAGAAATAGATAGAAGATTAAATTTATGGAATGAAGGGTACTGGGAAGTACCTGACAATCTAGATACAATAGAGTTCAACTTTGACTGGCGACCAGATCCATGCGACCGCCCCTACATACATCAATTTGGTACACAGCATCAACCTACTGGCGGACCTAGATTTATTATTCCAGAGCATGAAGGAGTAAAGTATCAAGATTTTCAACATGCAATAAAAAAACCTGATATCAATAATAGAGCATGGAGACCGTTGTTATCTAATAGTACAATAGATTTTAGTTGGCATCCGCCTGATACTGACCCTCCCTATATCTATATATTTGGTAATCAATGGTATGATGTAGACATTATGCCTACTTATCAGTATCGTGTTGCAGGAGCAACAGAAAAGAAGTTCATGTATGATGTTACTGCAACTTTATTACCGGATCAAAGTAAATGGGAAATACCTGATAATATTATAGAGTTTGATTATAGTTGGGTACCACATCCATATGAGCCTACATTTATTTGGCAATTTGGTACTCAGTGGCAAAAGAATGGTGGACCTAGATATATAGCAGACGGGGCTGAAACTGTTAAACACATTGACGTTCAACACGCAATAATTGATAACTCAACAAACAAACATTGGAGACCATTACAAGCAAATATAAACTTTGACTATAGTTGGCACCCAGATGAAGATGACCCTCCGTACATATATGTGTTTGGAAATCAATGGTATGAGCCTGAAATAATGCCAACTGTTTTGTATAGAGTTAAAGGTGCAACTGAAAAGAAATTTATACATGACCACAAAGCAACTTTGTTAGAAGATAAGTCTAAGTGGAAAATACCAGATAATATAGACGATAGTATGTTTGACTATAGTTGGGTACCTAATCCAACTGACCCTCCACTCACATATAAATTTGGTACGCAATGGCAAAGAACAGGTGGACCAGTATATGATAGTGAAGTAAGCACGGGTATCAAATATATGTCAACTATGACAGTTAAAAGGTTGCCTGACCCTAATAATCGTAATTGGAGATTATATCAAATACAAACAAATATTGAATTTGATTCTAGTTGGCATCCAGATGAAGAGGATCCTCCGTACGTATATGTGTTTGGAAATCAATGGTATGATGCTATCACCATGCCAACTGTAATATACCGCACGCCGGCGGCTACTGAAAAAAAATATATGGGATATACTTATAAAGCAACTTTATTAGCAGATAAGTCTAAGTGGACAATACCCGATGATATAGACGATAGTATGTTTGATTATAGCTGGGTACCTAATCCTAATGACCCGCCTTTAGAATATAGATTTGGCACACAATGGCAAAAGACCGGTGGACCATCTTATCTAGTACAAGGTGCCACTAAGGTAAAGTATGTTGACACTCAAAAAGTTACCAAGTTAGTAAACATGCGTAATTGGAGAATGTTAGATGAAATAGAAACAGAGAAGTTTGATTTCAGTTGGCATCCAGATGATACTGAACCTCTAATGATATATGAGTTCGGAACTCAATGGCAACCAGCCGGCGGACCTTTTTATATCTCTAAAGGTGCTACAATGAAAAAATATTGTAGTGATCAGATTGCGATACGCAAGCCCATACCAGATAATAGAAATTTTAGACCTTTAGTTAATAATTTTGAGTTTGATTACAGTTGGCACCCTGATCCTAATGACCCTCCTTATATCTATATGATTGGTAATCAATGGTATCCTGCAGAAGTTATGCCAACGCTTCTATATAAAGTTCCTGGAGCCACTGAAAAGAAATTCATTAATAGTGTAAAGACTACATTGACAGCTAAGTTGGATAATTGGGTTATACCTGATGACATAGACGATAGTATGTTTGATTATAGCTGGTGTCCTGATCCTGGTGAACCACCGTTCATATATAAGTTTGGTACACAATGGCAGAAGACAGGTGGTCCAAATTATATTGTACCTGGTGCAGATAAGATAAAATATATAGATGTGCTAAAGGCAGTTAAGAAACCTAACAATCGTAATTGGCGTATCATCGAACCCATTGACACAGAAACGTTTGACTTTAGTTGGCATCCAGACGAGACGGAAGAAAATTATACATACGTGTTTGGTAATAAATTTCACACACCTGAAATTATGCCAACTCTTACATATAAGAGTTCTTCAAGTATAGCCAATAAATTCATTACTGATATATCAGCCGACTTATCTATTGAGCAAGTAGAGTATGAAGATAGTATCTTTGATGCTTTGCATGATGGTAAGTACTCAACTGCTTACATACATTTTGTTAAAAAGAAACACACAACTGATTATAGTTTCCTTAATAGAAAGGAACTAACTGTGCATTTACTAGGTGATGATGCGATTGTACCTAGAAATACTAAAATATATATGTATAATAAATTGACCGATTATGAGCATTGTGTTACTCATTCGGTATCATCAGGTGAGCCGTTGGACATTGTATTCTTTAGCAACGGAGAAGCATGTGCTGATAGTAACTATGAACATTTATTATCTATCACAAAAGATTTGCCAAATAAAGTAATTCGTATTGACAAAATTAATGGTCGAATTGCTAGTCAATATGCAGCGGCCAATGCAAGTGCTACACCTTGGTACTTCTTAGTAAATGCTAAGTTGCGAGTAAGTGAAAATTTTGATTTTACTTGGCAACCAAACGTATATAAATCACGCAGACATTATATCTTTACTGCTACTAATCCAGTAAACAACTTAGAGTATGGTCATCAAGCTATTGTAGCTAACAATAAGAAACTTACACTTAGTACTGTAGGTAGAGGTCTTGACTTTACTATGGATAGTCGTACCGAAGTTATTGAAGTAAATAGCGGTGTAGCATTGTATAATAGTAGTGAATGGGATACTTGGAGAACTAGCTTCCGTGAATGTATTAAATTATCATATGCTAAGGATAAAACTAGCAAAGATAGACTTAATACTTGGTTGACAGTAGGATCCGGTGAATTTGCTGAACATAGTATGCAGGGTGCTAAAGATGCTGTAGAATATTATAATTCAGTAAACGGAGAGTTAGAAAAGTTGAAATTAACCTATGATTGGGACTGGATTAGGCAATATTACAATAAATAGTATACAATGAAATATCTTTTGGGATTAGTAGTATTGTTTGGAATGAGCCTATTACTAATACCTATGTTTGGTATTATAATTGGACTACTCAAACGTATTGTATAAAATGAATAACCAGATCAAAACTTTACAAGAAAACTTAGCCAAAGACTTAGTTAGTTTGGAAGATAATGAATTGGTTACAGAACAGCAACTAGACAAAATAACAGATGCATATACCCAAGTATACGATATCATCTCCAAAGCAGTTGACAAACCCAAAGAATAAATATATACTGTAAGTTATTGCTGTATGAAGCCGAGAGAAAAGTGTTTTGGACGGGGGTGCGAATCCCCCCAGGTCCACCATAAGGAAGTTTAATGATAAGTTATGTTTTATTTTTGTTATTTTGGTTAGTGTTTGGTGTATTTTATTTTACACGTGATACCACATTGGACGAAGAGAAAATAAAAAACTGTGAGTTATGGTAATATGGAAAATTTAACAAAATTTTTATTAATTGTTTTTCCAATATTATGCTTGTTGTTAACAACATTAAGCGTAGACTAAGTTTCTTTATGACGGGCCTGCATAGTTTCGACAGGGCAAAGAGTAACAGAGTGGACAGCACGGCAATGCGAAAGCCGTAGGATTGGGGGCAAAGTGTAGTCGCTATACCCATAGTATAGAAAGACGCTCTACTCGGTCGCAGAAGCAAAAGAAGTAAAAGCAAACGACTCACAGTTCGCATTAGCAGCCTAAACACTGCTTAGGGTAAGACATACCTCGTAACAGAAAATCAGAAAGGGCACTAGTTGCCCTTTTCTTTTGACTTAACTATAAACCTATGTATAATTGACGCATGAGTACTGAACAAGATAAATTCAACCATTCTAAGCGTTTACTCAAGGATGAGAACGCCATCAAAAAACAAACTAAGATTGCCAAAGCCGCTGGTATGAAAGTTGACGAACCGCATAAGTTCGCCAAACATCATGCTATGGACTGTGGTAATCCAGAATGTTATCTTTGTGGCAATCCTAGAAAAACTCACAAAGATACACTAACTCCACAAGAGAAACGTTTATTTCAAGATGTGGAAAAAGTACGTGATAAACGCAGTAATGGCTTATCTCCTGATCAAGAATAATAAAACAAATGTTTTTACACTATTCACACTCACTAAATATAAATTCATTCTAATTTTTAAAGGAAACACACATGAAGAAAATCGCATTAGCTAGTATTCTAGCACTAACAGGTTTTGTAGCATCAGCAGCCAACTACGCAAGTTTTGATGTTGACTATGTTAAAGACCAAGTTAGCAAACAAACTAGCACAGCACAATATGTTCGTATCGGTAAAGAACTAAGTGGCATTCAATATGGTCTACAAAGCCGTACTGCTAACTACCATGACGGTTCCGGTATGTTCAGTAGTGTTGAAGTAACTGCTGGAAAAGGTATGGGCATGTTCACTCCCTTTGTCGGCGTAGGCTTTGACATGGGCAAGAACGGTGGCATGGGTCAACAATATAACTATGGTCTAGTTGGTGCAACTACCGCACTTAAAGTTGGTCCTGGTCTAGCAATTGGTGGTGTCAAGACACGTATCAATGACCAATCATACAAGCCTACTCAATCAGTAGCATTCGCAACATACAGCATTCCTGTTACTAAAGGTGTTGCACTTAATGTTAACGCAAGCAAAAGCTATGAGCAAATCTCAGAAAATGCTTATGGTCTTGGCCTAACATTCGGTTTCTAATCAGTAACTACTCAACTCAAAGGCTCTTCGGAGCCTTTTCTTATCATGGCCAGTCTCTCCGAATATTTTGCAAACAATCGTTACAAACCTAAATATGAATTTGGTACTAGAATCTTTGCTAAATGGAATAAAATTCCTTTCATAGGTACTATATATGGCGATAGCGTCATCAATGAAATTGATGGGCCTAGATTTACTATCAGTTTAGATTTACCAATTAAGTTTGAAAATAAAGTATATTATAGTATAATTGCTTCACATAAAGATATTAAGGAAATCAAACGTCTAAATAATATCGTACTTGAAGAAGTACAGACACAGACTAAAAAGGAAACACACAATGTCAATAACACTAAAAAACCTAGAAAGCGCATTAGCGGGTGAGTCAATGGCTCACATCAAATATCGCTACTTTGCTAAAATCGCACGTGAAGAAGGATTTGAAGATGTTGCAAAACACTTTGAACACACGGCAGACCAAGAAATCAAACATGCATGGGGACATCTAGAATTGTTAATCGGTAAGCCTTCTACCAAAGAATGCCTACAGAAAGCAATTGATGGTGAGGTTTATGAGTATACAGAAATGTATCCAGATTTTCAACGTTGGGCCTCACTGGAACATAACCATGCAGTTGAACAAGAAATGTCTGAACAAATTGCTGAGTCAAAAGAACATGCAGAGCAATTCAAGGCAGTTCTTGAAAAGGCAGAAAAGCGTTTCAATGCACTAAAGAAAGTTGAAGAACGCCATGCAAATGCTTATAAACAAGTATTGGGAGGTCTACAATGAAACCAGATCACGTATGCGTAGTATGTGGACATGTCCACGATGAAGAAACAGAAGGTAAGTGGGAAGACTTGCCACAAGACTTTCTATGCCCAGAATGCGGTGTAGGCAAAGATGAATACGAAACTATTTAAACATGATTAATTGGCCAAACATCCGTAATCCTAAGAAAAATGCATTCGTATTAACATCTACGGATGTTGGGTCAATGATTATAAATCGTTTTGACTACCATAAAGTAAATAACGGCACCATTGGTGTAGGATTTAATCTATTAGAATCTTCTGTATTTGATGCTCCAGAACTTAATGTGATTATGCAAGTATTATCATTAATACGGCAACATAAAGGCGATGGTGTAATTTTTCTTGATGGTGGTGCAAATATTGGAGTACATACAGTTACTATGGGCAGATTGATGTATGGTTGGGGTAACGTTATATCAGTAGAAGCGCAAGAAAGAATATTCTATGCTCTGGCTGGTAATGTTACTATAAACAACTTATTCAACGTAAGAGTACTTTGGAATGCCCTTAGTAATAAAAAAGAGACTATAGAGATATCGGTTCCTGATTATCAACTACCTGCTAGCTTTGGTAGTATTGAAATGATTCAAACTGAATCCAGCGAGTTTGTAGGTCAACAGTTAACAAACAAAGAACAAGTGCAAGCTATTACTATTGATTCTTTAAATTTACCTAGACTAGACTATCTTAAATTAGATGTAGAGGGTATGGAAGAATTAGTATTAGAAGGTGCTAAGAAAACAATCAAGCGTTGTCGGCCTATCATTCAACTAGAAGTTTTAAAATCAGATAAGCAGAACTTAATTGATACACTAAAAAAATATAATTATGTAACCTTGAATCTAAATCAAGAAAATACATTAAGTTTGCATGTTGATGATCCTGTGTTGTCCTCTCTCAAAGAAAATTGATGTTAAGTTATTCTCAAAGTGGAAACCTAGGTGACTTGATTTATTCATTGTCAGTAGTAAACAAAAAGGGCATAGGCGATTTCTATGTTAAATTAAGAAATATACCTAACGTAATAACACATTATAAAAATGGTCCTGTACCTCCTGAGTATGTTGATAAACTATCAGACAATGACTTTCAGTGTCTAAAACCCCTACTAGAAGTTCAGTCTTATATTAACAGTGTTTCGGTTTATCAGAATCAAAACATTGATGTTGATTTAGATGAATTTAGGGGCGTAATACACAGAACAGTTACTGGTAACTTTTTAAAAGCATTTTATACTACACATCAAATTCCATTCACAGATGAAGATTTGATCAAGCCCTGGCTAACTGTACCAAAACCAAAACGTATTGCAAAATTTGTAATTGCAAGAAGCCCAAGATGGCGTAGTAGTTCACCCACAGCAAATGCAACATGGATGGAACTAATTGAAAACAATAAGATATTAGATGATGTAGTGTTTGTTGGTTTGCCTAATGAACATGAAGATTTTGAAAAAACATTTAATGTTAAGCTATCATATTATAAGTGTAAAGATTTTTTAGACTTAGCACAAGTGATAGATGGATGTGAAGTCTTTTTAGGTAATCAGACATTTACTTATGGTATTGCACAAGGCCTGGGCAAAAATACTGTATTAGAAACTTTTAGTGCTAGGGCATTAGATGTTAACGAGTGCTTTTTTGCACGACAAGGTTGTTATTATTTTTAAAAGGAAAAGTATATGGATATTGAAACTGCCGCAAATTTCTTAGTTGGTTCTATTCTATTTGGATTAGGTATTATATTGATTACTATCGTAATAGTAACCATCAATAATTTGTTTTCTAAATATTGGAAACCTGTTAATTTCACATTACCCGGAATGCCAGAGACGGGTAGATTTGCAACACCAGAAGAATTGAACAAGATTCCCCCGACCTTTGATAACAAAACTAAAAATTGACAATGTTTTGGGTTGATTAAATAATGTTATGAAACCCACTATCGCTTTGTTTTTGCATCATCCAAAATGCTCTGTACAAAGCGGTAATGGTATTATGAAATCATTATCACAATACTATAATTTCAAAATCTTTACCCGACATGAGTTAGAGAGTAATTTCTTTGACGATGTAGACTTAATAGCTATTCCCGGTGGATTGGGCGATAGTGAAAGCTATAGTTATCTAATGAAAACCAATGCTAGCCGCATTAAGTCTTTTGTAGACAATGGTGGCAAATATTTGGGCATATGCATGGGTGCATATTGGGCAGATAAGCACTATTTAGGCATATTAGACAGTGTTCGTGCTGTACAATACATAAAGCGTCCGAACACAGATACAAGACGACCTCATGCAAAGAATCTCAGTATTGAGTGGGACAGTGAACCCTATGATATGTTTTTCTATGATGGTTGTGCTTTGATAGGTGATTCTAGTAAATTTGAAACTATAGCAACTTATATGAACGGAGATCCAATGGCAATCATTAAAGACAATCTTGGGTTGATAGGTTGTCATCCTGAAAGTGAATCACAGTGGTATGATAGCTACAGTTGGATGCGTGGTAAATATCACAACGGAGAGCATCACGTGTTATTATTAGATTTTGTAGATAGGTTGATGCAGAAATGAAGATTACCTCAAGCCTAGACTGGAGCGATATTGGGGGCAAACTAGTACAAGAATTAAAGTCAATCGGCTACAACCCTGATCTTTGGAAGATGATGAAGAACATTGATAAGATGGTTGATGAACTTAGCAAATTAGAAGTGGTAGCTAGAAGAACACACAAAAATAATATGATAGATGAACGAGTAATGGCAATCAACAAAGCCATTGATCATCTAGAAAAATTATTGTTGATTGCCAAGTTAATGGCTTAGTGTTTCTTTACATCAACTAGTAAATCAAACCCAACTTCTTTGATATCCATATCAAAGTTATGTTCTTTGGCTAGTTGTTCAAATACTTTTCTACTAAACCCAGTACGATGTATCATAAAATCTACACCGTGTCTATGAACACTATGACGATGCCCATAGATAATATCAATGGGACTAATTGGTCCTCCGTTACTTTCATACACTACCTCAAGTAAGTCACCTGATGCAATTTTTTCACCTATCACTTGTAGATTGGGTGTCAATATTCTGACATATCCACCTGGCTTACATATACGTAGTAATTCACTGATAACAATTGGTACTTTGAAATAATCAATATGCTCAATCATATGTGATGTATAAGCACAATTAACAAAGCTGTCTGGGATATGACTTATATTAGTAATATCAGCTAATATATCCGGATTATATTTTTTATCAATATCTAACGTCACTTCACGCATGTCAGAAAAATCTTCTACGTATAACATATGTTTTAATGGACTACCGCCGAACCCAACATTCAATACAGTATTGTCAGTTGTGGGGTGCAACAATTCTGGTCTTTCATATTTGTCCCACCATTCTACCCATTTGATCTGATCATCACGTTCAGTATCATACTGCATATGCAATGCTAGACTTGGGATGGGTACAAATAGATAGTAGCCACGATTAAACCATAGTTTATTGATGGTGTCATCTTCCATGTTACTATCAACTGGGTGTACACCCATAGCATAAAATAAATCCCAATTATCTGTAATTACTTTGTGATGTGTCATAAAACAACTAGCGGTTGCAATTTGGGTACGCCAGTGTCTTCCTTGACACCTAACCATATGACTTTGTACTGCTGTGTTTTCAGGTATGTATCTATAAGGGTCATCAAACGGGTATATACTAGTGTAATTGCCTAATTTATTTGATGTGTCCGTCATAGTAATAATCATATCATATATTGCTTTTTTGTCATATAGATAATCATCTTGTACAAAATACACAATTTCTTTTCCATAGTCACGGCCATGCTCATAGCATCTAAGAATGCTTGGCATTATTCCATGTGTTTCTAATGGGATGAATTGTGTTTTGAAAGTAGCAATATTAAGATTATTTTTAATATCTGTGACTGATTGTTCATCACTGTGGTCATCAAATACAACTAATTCAAACTCACTATCTAAAAATAATTCTTTAGCATAATTAATTGACTCTACTAGGCTTCTAGTGCATCTACGAGTAATCTCACTCTTGGGTTGATTTACAAATCGTTTAAAATGGGTCAATCCCATGTAATGTTGATTTTCACCCTTACTATGGGTTTGTAAAATTATAAGTACATTCATTTTAAATAAACCAGGTTATAATACTATATCGTGTGCCTTTAGTTACTGGCATAATTTCGTGCGGGTACATGAAGTTAGACGGGAACATTATAACTGATCCTCGTTTTGGTTTGAATTTTAGTTCTCTATTAAAGAATGCAAATTCACCGCCCTCATAATCATCATTCAACATAAAACTGCAACTTACAGCCCTCGGCCTTGCTTTAAATGAATCAGTATGTTGAATGTAAAATTGATCAGGGTTATATCTAAGTAATTCATACCCTGAGTCTGTTTCTATCTGAGCAAAAGGAAATAATTCATTATATTTTCTAATTGCTTCTCCTGCACAGTTGAATAGTTCAGTGTCAATAAGTTTTCTAATTGCTGGATTCTTGTTTATACATGCCTCAAATGATAGGCCAATAGTACTTACATTTCTAATATTTTTATCTACTATCCCAGGCCCAACAAGACTATCATGCCAATCGTCAGCATTTTCATATTCTCTAAAAATTGCATCGATCAAATCATCATATAATATATTTTCAAATTCAACAATATAATCATTTATGTTTTTAGGCATATTTGGTTTCAATTCATTTTTAGGAATATCTACTAATTTCTTGTCTATGGGTTTTTCTTTAGTCTTATCAAAATATGCAAAACTATTCTTGCCTCTACTTTTTACATAGTGAAGAAATACTTGCACATATTCTTTTCCCTCAAATTGTTCACGCCAATGATCAGCCTCACATCCTAAATACATCATAGCATCACCTGATCTTAGATTCAATGCTACTTCTTCTCCATTTGGTTTTTGAATGAAAATAGGCCAATCTGCATCACCATCTAAGTGTATTGTTAAACTAATCTCACATGCCGGTCTGTCTATGTGCCGTGTCAAAGTGCTTCCCTCTTTATATACTCTAGCATAAGTATATGTGGGCAAAACTTTTTCGCCTAAAAAATTACTAACTTGTGGTGTTTTTTCACATAGTAATTCTAAGAAGCTAATAAAATTGTATTTGGAATATGAGTTAGGAGCTTGTCCGTCCCCATCCCAATTTTCTTCTATCGCGGCTTGTTTAAATTCAATCGCTAATTCTTTAGCAACATCACTATCTATAAAATTTGGAATGTATAGATAATTGTTTTCTTTAAAGTCACTATTAATCATGTTAAGTTTTGTGCATTAATATGTTCTTGTTCCCATACATCAATACATTTTAATGCCCATTCAGGTAGTTCTGTAATATGAATGTTGGGATCAGTAGTAATTAATTCTATTTGACCTATTCCGTCATTCCATTGTAATGCATGAACATTATTTGGAATTCCAGCTTGCGACAAATCACACTCATATACGCCCTGATCTCTATATACAGTGGAGTCAGCTGGTATAACAGTTAAACGTTTACTCTCCATTTTTATCCTCTATAGTTAATATATCATTTGGTAATTGATCCAATCTATTTGTAGCCATTGCTAAAAACAGTTGTTGACTTGCCTCTGTAGACTTTACCATTTCATTTCTGAAACTTTCTACGGCTGCACCAGTTTGACGTTGCATCCCTGAATTTTCAATCAGTAACATTGGCAACATTGCAATAGAGCAATTCCACTCATCTACTCTATTGCCGGTATTAATATCATACCCTTCTATTTTCATGAACCAGGCACATTTTAATTTAACACATTCTTTTTTAAGAAGTGGGCAAAAATTCTCACGTTCTAATTGCATATTATAATCCTCAGTTATGTACTTATTTTAATTTTTGGTTGCCAAAATTAAATCTACGTACTTAATTGAAAAATTATAACTACTACCTGTCCAATTGTAAGTTATTGCACCAGGAACTGAACTAGATGCTGGGTGAGTATGAGCAGAAGCAACTCCTGGTCCTGGAGCACCACCTGCTCCGCTGAAATCGACCATTTGAGGAGTTGGTGCAGTGTAAAAACCTATACTCGCTCCTGGAACAAAAGTATACGGAGCAATTGCTGGCCCGGGCGCCGGCGGCATTACGAACCAGCTAGGTTTACTATGTGTATGATCAGCCATAGTACTAGCGTCTATTATAGTAGGCGCTATAGTTTCTCCACCTGCACTAGATACTGTTCCTCCCCAAGTACCTGAAGTAAACACTGAACTAAAATTAACAGACCCACCGCTACTAGCGGTACTATTTACTACCCTTAATGAATGTTCATTATAATTAGACGTATCTTTTGTCCAACCAGTGCCGGCAGATGTGTTTTGAAAAATAGTTTTAGTACCTGATGCAAAAGCTGGCATGTTAATCTCTCCTAGCTAATATTATATCAACATATTTTACGGCTAGTGATATACTTGTTCCTGTAAATGTTGAATTAGCAGAATCAAGCAATAGTGGGTGAGAATGCGACCCACCTGAGCCACCACCACTACTAGTGGTATACGGATTTGTAATAGTTCTTGTTAAAGTACGAGAAAATGGGTAATTATATGTTCCATTCCCACCAGCCGCACTAGCGCCTACTGGATTGTGTTTTATATACGAATGAGTATGACTAGGAATATCATTAACAGTTAAGGTAGTACTACCGGTGGTGTTAGAAACTGAAACTGTCCCTGCGGGTGTTTGTGTACTACATACGGTAGTGAAATTAACCGAGCCGCCTGTACTAACTGATCCAGTAACTATACGTAATGCATAGTCATCGTATGAGGTGACTTTAGTCCACCCAAGTTGTGCTGTGGTTTGTTTAAATACAGTAGTTTGTCCTGAAGCTATTTCTGGCATTATTTTTCCTTAAACCGGGTATGAAGCAATAATCATATCTAGATATTTAACTGCCATATTCAAATTGGTACCTGTGAATGTTCCACCGGGAGAGTTTGACACTGTATGTGAATGACCGCCCCCTGATGCAGCGGTTGGCCCTAAAGTTGATAAACTACTAGGTGACATTGCTGGGTTTGTTGTTGGTCCAAGTGCAGATGGGCTTGGCGCCGTCATAATACCTGTTTGAGCACCCGGCCCCCCTGTTTGTCCTTGACCTACCACTGATGCAACATATGTTGGAGATGTTGGTGAAACGCTTGGATTAGAAAATGTTCCTGGGTTTATATACGAATGAGTATGACTAGGAAGTTGGGCAGCAGTTAATGCAGTGGTACCAGTTGTAGCTTGCAATAAACTACCACCTGGAAATGAACCTGCTACCGATCTGCTGGCAAATGCAGTAGAAAAATTAACCGAGCCCCCAGTAGATACTGTACCACTTGTTATTCTTAGAGCATAATCATCATATGTAGTATCTTTAGTCCAGCCAGTTGGGGCAGCAGTTTGTGCAAACAACATTACAGCACCTTTATATTCATTGGGATTATCTCCGCTGACTAACGCACTGAAACCGCCAAACCCACCATTGAACGCATTTACTCTAGACATGTATTATCCAAACGTTGCTGCTTGACCTAGTACTGTCCAGGCACTTGAAGTTCTAACTAAGCTGAAGTTTACAACATCAATTTTACTTGTAGTGCCAGTGGGCGCAATACCGTATAACCAATTAATAGTATTATTTGCACCCTCAATTTGAATGTTTGCCGTAGCAGTCGGCATATAAGGAGTAGCACCCTGAACTATTATTAAACTCACAACAGTGGTAGTGTTTGCTGTAACTGTGACGTTAGTGAAGTTTGGCGTAAAGTTAGCAGATGGAGTGGTATGGTAGAATGTAGGTCCATTTGATACGTTATGCACTACAATGCCAGTAGCACTAGTGATTGTGCTAAACGATTCTTGCGAAATACTAGATACTGTTAGATATTTTGTATATAAATTATTTGTCAATGCTGCATTATTTGAATAGAATGTACCTGATGTCGCATTTGCTATTAATGAAGCGTTAGCATATTCTTGTACATTCCCGGTCAAGCCATTAACCATATTAATATAGTAATTACCTGTACTAGCAGTACTTACTGCGCTATAATCTGACACGTTTGCATAAGCAACGTTTAAATTAGCAACACGTGTTGTACTTGTGACCGTAAATGGTGCAGTTCCTGTTGCTACGTTACTTACTAAGAAACTAGCAGTTATATTACCGGCTGTTGCAAAATTACCAGAAGTAGTAGTACCAGTAACACCTAAACTTACCAATGTACCGACTGATGTTATGTTTGGTTGTGCGGCTGTTGTTAATGTACCAGTCAAATATGTACCACTTATTAAATTAGCACCACTTATCTGTGATAAAGTGCCACTCATCGTGATATTGCCATTAGCTGTAGTAGTTACATAATTAGCACTTACTAAATTAGGACCACTTATTTGAGATAATGATCCACTCATTGTAACATTGGCATTTGCAGCCAATGTTATAGATGCCATTGTACCTACACTTGTAATATTACCTTGAGCCGCAGTTGTTAATGTACCAGTCAAGTAAGTAGCACTCACTAAATTACCACCACTCAATGAGTTACTTGAACCCATTAATGTATTAATTAATGTACCGAGACTTGTAATGTTTGGTTGAGCCGCAGTTGTTAATGTACCGGTTAGATATGTTCCACTTATTAAATTAGCACCTGTTATCTGCGATAGGGTGCCACTCATTAAGATATTGCCATTAGCCGTAGTAGTTACATAATTAGCACTTACTAAGTTAGGACCGCTTATCTGTGATAGTGATCCACTCATTATAATATTGGCATTAGCCGCATGCGTTACTGTTGCTAATGTTCCAACTGATGTAATATTTGGTTGCGCCGCAGTTGTTACTGTACCTGTTAAGTAAGTAGCACTTACTAAGTTTCCACCTGTAAAGCTATTTGCACTTCCTAGTGTTGTATTGATTAATGTTCCAACTGATGTAATATTTGGTTGCGCCGCAGTTGTTAATGTACCAGTTAGATAAGTAGCACTTGCCAAGTTACCTAAACTAGCATTACCTGATGTGATGTTACCTGTACCTGTATTTAAATATCCACTAATATTTGCACCGGTTGCAGTAACTGTAATTACACCTGCGGTACCACCTACCCCCACCGTTACATTTCCACCTGATGTAGCAATATTTACATTACTAGTGCCGTTACTTATTCCACTAGAATTTATAGTAGACCAAGTTAATCCACCTGAACCGTCTGTGCTTAATAATTGTCCTGACGTTCCGCCGGTTATATGAACATTACCTACTGCACCTAATGCAACATTGCTAGTTCCAATGAGATTAAATACTCCTGTACCAGTAAGTCCTGCTATAGTACCCAATGATGTAATATTTGGTTGCGCCGCAGTTGTTAGTGTACCAGTCAAGTAAGTAGCACTTACTAAGTTGCCACCTGTAAAGCTATTTGAACTACCCAATGTTGTGTTAACTAAAGTACCAACACTTGTAATGTTTGGTTGTGCATTTGTGTATACAGTACCCGCTACTAATGCATTGGCTACCTGAGTGCTCCAAGTTAAACCACCGGATCCGTTGGTTGTTAAAACTCCGCCGCTTGAGCCTCCAGTAATACGCACAGTTGTATTGGAACCCAAACTTACATTACTAGCACCGATAAAATTGACATTACCGTTATTGGTTATATTTGCAGTTACCAATACATTTGCAAATGTGTAATTTGCACTAGTATTCACTCCAAAGGGTTCTAAATAGGTTACTGACATAAATTGTTATTCCTTATTACTATTTAGCCTAATAAACATATATTGATATTACCGTTGATTTATTCTAGACATCAAACCCCATACCGATATGCCAAAGTTTGTATAAGCATATACAGCAAGAACTCCTGAAGTGATTTGAATAGGACTTGATCTAGACACAGTGGAAGTATTATAAAAGTTGCCTGAAGTGTTATCTCCCCAAGCCCACAATACTCCTTCTCTCGTAATAGCGTAACCTGTTGCCCCAGATGATCTCCCACCAAAAGATTCAAAAGTAGTAGTAGTTGATAGTTGTACTGGATTAGAACGATATATAGTTCCCCCTAACCCATTACCTAAACTACCGTATACCCCTTGGCCCCATGAATATACAAAACCATTTGAACTAATACCCCTTCCACCGTATATATGTGTAGTTACCGCTGTCCATGTTCCTGGTATTTGCACCGGGCTACTACGGTCATTCACCTGATTGTTACCTAAACCACCTAAACTACCCTCACCCCATGCCCAAAGATTACCGTCGGTATCTATAGCATACATGGTATCAAAAGTCCCACATGAAATTTTAGACCAGTTAGTTCCGCTACCAATTCTAACCGGACTGGATCGGGAAACTGTAGAATTATTACCTAATTGTCCATTACTATTATCTCCCCAGGACCATAATGAACCATCTGATCTAATAGCTAATGTATTAGAATTACCGGTACTAACTGCGGACCAAGTACTACTGCCAACTGCCCCAATGGCTAATCCTGCACTGACCCCGGTCGTTGTACCCCTACCTAATTGTCCATTACTATTACCTCCCCAGGTATATAATTTTCCGTCGACCGCTATAGCCGCAAAGTGTCTATTTGAACCGGCAATTTTTGTAAATCTAGATGTTGATGCTATTTGTGTCGGGCTACTTCTAGTGGCGCTGGTGGAGCCGCTACCTTGTTGAAGATACCCATTTGAACCCCAAGACCATAGTGTTCCGTCACTTCTTATGTACCCTACAGAATTCTCACCTAAGGCTAACCGATCATTGTAATTCCATGGGGTTCCCATAGCAACTATTTGCACCGGGCTACTATTGTATGGAGGCATACTTGTTACCATGCCTTTTCTATAAACAGAATCTTGCCCAAAATTATACCAATATGGTATATTTAATTCACTGGCGTAAGGTGAATTCACACTTACTGGACCTGCCACACCTGCCACACCTGCTATTCTACTCATATGATTATCCGTATGTTCCTAATTGACCTAAAACTGTCCATGCACTTCCTGTGCGTATTAGTGTAAATGATATTACATCTGTTTTATTTATATTACCAATTGGTGTTATGCCGTTAACCCATTGTATTGTTTCTGCGCTACCACTGTTAATAGTTACGCCACTTGCTATATATGATGTCGCACCTTGTATTAAAAATAATACAACAACAATAGTCCTGTCATTGGTTGTTGGTACATTAGTAAATGCGGCAGTAAAACTTGCAGAAATGCTTGTATGATAAAATACAAGTCCTGTACTTAAATCATGCGTCACACTTCCAGTAGCACCTGTTTTAGTAGTTAATAGATCGGTTGACTCTTGTAAAGTAGCCCAGCCAGACACTGTTAAATTTCCACCCACAGACAATAAATTAGTTGTCTTGTTATAAGTAAGTTGAGCATTACCGCCAAAAGTAGTGCCACCGTCATTAAACTGTACATATGTATCTAATCCGCCGGGCGAACCACCTCCACCTCCACCAGATTGTGCTACCCAACTCAGTGTGCCTGACCCGTCTGTCTGAAGAACGTATCCAGATGTACCACCTGATATATGTAAGTTTGCAACTGCACCTAACGTCACGTTAGCAGTAGTAGTAAAATCAACAACACCTGTTGCATTACTTACAGTTAATCCTGATAATGTTCCGACAGAAGTGATGTTTGGTTGAGCCGCAGTTGTTAGTGTGCCAGTTAGATATGTTCCACTTATTAGATTAGCACCACTTATTTGAGATAGAGTACCGCTCATTAAGATATTGCCATTAGCAGCAGTAGTTACAAAATTAGCACTTACTAAGTTAGCACCACTTATTTGAGATAATGATCCGCTCATTGAGATATTGGCATTTAAAGATACAGTATGTGTACCGCTGGTTAAAGTTGTTAGAGTACCAACTGATGTAATATTTGGTTGAGCAGCCGTTGTAAGTGTACCTGCTATATTTCCTACTGTTAATAAATTAGTTGTTTTGTTATAAGTAAATTGACTATTACCACCAAAACTACTACTATCATTGAATTGTACATACGTATCCAATCCGCCGGGTGAACCACCACCGCCCCCACCTGCAAGTAAATTACTACCTACTCCTGCACTTGCGGCTGAAATATCAATGTATGCACCACGGGCACTACCACCTTGTTCAAAGAAACGAAGTTTGTTTTGGAATACATCAATTGTTACACCAGTACCAGATAATGTTGTATTGCTTACTGCCTTAGCAAGAAGAATCTCACCACCTTCATCGCCAATACTATTGGTTGCTTGTAAATATAGACCGGCAACAGTGCCGCTTGCTGTTAAAGTTGTTAAAGTACCAACTGATGTGATATTAGGCTGTGCAGCCGTTGTTAAAGTACCTGTCAAATATGATCCACTAATTAAGTTAGCACCACTTATTTGTGATAATGTACCACTCATTGTGATATTGCCATTAGCCGTAACAGTTAAACTACTTAATGTACCGGTTGATGTAATATTTGGCTGCGCGGCTGTTGTTAATGTACCAGTTAAATATGTTGCACTTACAAGATTACCACCTGTTAAGCTATTAGCACTTCCTAATGTTGTATTTACCAATGTACCAACACTTGTTATATTAGGCTGTGCATTTGTATAGACTGTGCCCGCTACCAATGCATTACCAACTTGTCCACTTACGTTAGCACCGGCAATGTTAGAGATGTAGATACCATTACCAACAAAGAATCCAGTACCACTGGTACCAACTCTCACATTTCCGTATACACCTACATCACCTGATACACTATTGTAACCGGTAACAATAGTAATAGTTCCACTGCTATCTTGTATGTTTGATGTTTTAATCCCAGTACCTGTGTTAGTAATTAATCCAGTAACTGTTAAACTACCTAGGGACCCAACACTGGTAATATTGGGTTGGGCACCTGTTGTTAGTGTCCCGCCTAGATAAGTAGCAGTTACCAAATTACCTAAACTAGCATTACCTGATGTAATATTACCGGTTACAGTTAGGCTACTTAATGTACCAACTGATGTGATGTTTGATTGAATTGCGGTTGTTAATGTGCCAGTAAAATAGTTAGCAATCACATAATTCAATCCGCTGATATTTCCACCTGTACCTGATCCAGTAATTAAATTGCCAGTCATAACTACGTTACCGGTAGTTTTATCAAACGTAAATGCCGAATTTCCACCAAAGCTACCGTTATCATTAAATTGAACTTGAGTATTACTTCCTCCGGGTGTTCCGCCACCTCCGCCGGATTGTGCTACCCATGTTAATGTGCCAGACCCATTAGTTTTTAATACATACCCGTCCGTACCACCTGATATATGTAAGTTTGCAACTGCACCTAACGTCACGTTAGCAGTAGTAGTAAAATCAACAACACCTGTTGCATTACTTACAGTTAATCCTGATAATGTTCCGACAGAAGTGATGTTTGGTTGTGCATTAGTGGTAACAGTGCCGGCTGTAGTTGCACTACCCGCACTTGTTGCATAAGTTGCATTGGCTACAGTACCTGAAACATTTGCTCCGGCAATGTTAGAGATGAATATACCATTACCACTAAAATAACTTGCAGTAGCTAGATTACCTAAATTAGCATTTCCACTAGAAATATTTGCTGTTACTGTTAAACTTGATAATGTTCCGACAGAAGTGATGTTTGGTTGTGCATTAGTGGTAACAGTGCCTGCTGTTGTTGCAGTACCTAAGAAATTATTAGCACGAATATTACCAAAAGTATTAAATGTTACTACTTCACTTGAGACAGAGACATTACTACCAAATGCAAATTCACCATTAGAGTTATCCCAACCCATAAACGCATCAACAACACCGGTTGTGTAATAATGTAATATTGAACCGCGATCTTTTCCGTCATTAGTAGTTAACGGAGCCCCATTTACTCCGCCGCCTAATTCAATTAATGGATCTTCAACTCTAAATGTTTCTACGTTAATATATGTAGTATTTCCACCTACTGTGAAGTTTCCAGTTACAGTAGCGTCACCACTTACATTTAAACTTGTTAGTGTGCCGATACTAGTGATGTTTGGTTGAGCATTTGTGTATACTGTACCAGCTACCAATGCATTACCTACTTGACCTGATACATTACTTCCTGCTACAGAATTTGATATGTTTGCGTAGTGACTTTGTATTGCACTTGTTACATTACCATTTATATTCCCACCTGTAACATAAGTCAATAAACTACCATTGCCACTAAAATAATTACTAATTACATAGTTAGCACTGATATTACCGGTGTATGTAGGTAAGTAATCAGCAACATTACTATTTCCATAACTTCCACCCCCACCTGATTGTGCTACCCAACTTAATGCACCTGATCCGTCGGTACTTAGTACGTACCCTGATGTACCGCCAGTAATATGTACGTTGCCCACAGCACCCAATGCTACATTACTTGTGCCAGTAAGATTGAATATACCTGTACCTGTAAGTCCTGCTAATGTACCAACTGAAGTGATATTTGGTTGTGCATTTGTATATACAGTACCTGCTACCAATGCATTACCGACTTGCCCACTAACATTGCTACCAATAACTGAGTTAGCAATGTTTGCATAGTGACTCTGTATGGCACTTGTGACATTACCAGAAACATTTCCACCTGTTACATAAGTTAATGTACTACCATTTCCAATAAAATAATTTGCATTTACATTACCAGTATATACAGGAAGATAATCA